GCAGAATGGGAAAACCCCGCTTTATATGATTGATCACCACCCATGAATATGTGATTTTCAAATACATCAATAACTTCTGGAGCTGCATAACACTGATCTCCGCCAGCAGTAATTGCAGCAGGATCCCCGGATATAGCATAAGTATTAGATGGGTTTAAGTATCTCCAGTTAGCGCCATCAAATATTACCGCGTTGTTTATGCCATCAACGAAGGCAATAAATGATCCAGAAACTTGTGGAGATGCAGTTCGTGTACCAAAATTGAATTGAACATGCCGTATCCGACCTATAGTCTTTGTGCCAGATACAGTATTGTGGGTTAAGCCTGTATTAATTTTAGTCCAGCCAACTAGTGGGGTATACTTCCAGAATGAGTAAGTCGTTGCTCCAACATCCTTACGTGCAGCGATAGGGTAAGGATTGCCCAAATTTTCATTGCGGTACATAACCAGACCTAATATTGGCCCTTCAGCTAAATCTGCATCATTACTATCTTTAGCCTGTACTTCTTGTCCGTATCCTCCAGACAGATATGTTTCTGTCGTGTCGTAGTAATCAAATCCTTCAATGCGCCTGTATCCTCCAAATAGGCTAGGCTCATAGTTGGTCAGTCTGGTTGCAGCCCCATCCATGTTCTCTGCCAAATCCAAATGGTTCTCATTTGAGTTTAGCCCCCCAGAACAGATGAGCTTATATGTTTCTATACGATCCACTTAAAAACTCGCATTGATGGATTTATATAAAGGGGCGCTAGCTCCGCCGCCGAACTGTACTCGCGTATCCACTACGCCGCTAAACTTATTAATGTATTGGCTTTTTAGATCTGCTACAGCTTGCATAAAATTAGCCTTAGCTAACTGTGCAGCCTCTGGATTATCTTTCAACATATACATATGATAAAGAGCGCCTTCGATAATGGTAGGTTCCAAGGCGTTTGGGTATATTATGTTTCCTGTAATGGTATCATCATAGTTAACCATTTCTAGAGGGTGTAAGTAGTACCTAAAGGTAATTCGATATGACTTGTCCGGAGCTGGACTTACGCCCCATCCCGTACCATGAGAAGGAAATACATATTTTGGTATAGATATCCCATTAGTAGCATTATCATCGTCTCGATCTCTATGATATTTATACCACGTATCTGTACTAATGTATTGAAGTCTTTTATTTTCAGTAGAGTAAGTGCCATCAGCTATAATCTGAAAACTATTCCATTCCATAGACTTCAATTCTACAGGATTTGAGTATTCAGTCTGACCTACGACTAGAGATGTTGCTTCCTCCGCCGCATTAAAGGGCCATTCGTACTGCATTGTGTTTAAATCAAATACGGCAGAGTTAATTGCGTCCTTGGCGGCAGCTTGTATACCTCTAGCTGAAGCAAAATCCGTTGTACTTAACTCTACTTCATTAAGGCGTCTTAGAAGCCTATTTGTAAGATTGATGAATACAGTCATTATGCGACCTTCTTAAACGGTGTTGTCGGTGTGGATGTGCTTGTGGTTTTAAACGGTGCAGAGGTAAGGTCTTGAGCTGTAGATGTGCTAAAGGGCGTTTCGTGTATCGCAGTGAACGTAAATACGCTTGTAGAAAAGCTTGTAGACGGTAGGCCTAATGTTCCACTAATATTTCCAAGATATACTATATTTGGAGATATACTGACTATTGGGCTAATCTGTATTAATGCATCGGCTACTCTTACACGTTTACCATCAGTAGATGCACTTGAAGTAATAGTTTCAGAAGAACTGGTTTTTATAATTCTCTGAGTATGTATAGTATTTGAGATAGAAATACTGCCCGATATTACCGCATCGATGACGGTTCCAGTATAACCTTGAGCACCAAACGATACACTTACATTACCAGCAATGTCGCCTGTTCTAACTCTAACAGCGGGTAGAGTTCCTGATGCGGTGATCAATCCACTCGCCGCACCATCATTTACGATCTCAGTTTTTGCTACTGAACCCGTTGCTGAAACAGAACCAACCGCTGCGCCATCATTCAGTCTATCCGCATCTACCGTACCTGTGGCAACTACAGACCCGCTTGCACTGAAGTCTTTGATCCTATCGGCATCAACCGTACCTGTGACAGATATTGAGCCAGATGCTGGGGCGGCGAGATTTATATTACCACTTTGGCTGGTGGTTGATGATACATCAGTCGATGCAGCGCCTACTCGTACTCTTCTAGCGTCTGTAGCGCTTGAGGAAGAGATTGATGCGGATGCGCTTGCTTCCCGTACCCTTGCAGGGTCAACCGTGGCTGAAGAGGTTATTGTTGCGGCTGGAGCACCAATTGCTGTGATTTTACCATCAACGCCTGTCGAGACCGTAATATCTCTGCTTGCTTTACCAACTTTGATAATTGACTCAGCAACAGCAGTAATTTCCATCTCGTCGGTGATGGAGCCTTCAACCGCTAGTCGTCCAGACACAGACGCAGTGATGGCTTCTGACTGAGTAATAGCGCCCTCAACCGCCAATCTACCAGCGAATGTGCCAGTTACAGCAGCAGATTCAGTAATATCACCAGTAAAGACGAGTTTCGGGCGTAGAGATGATGTGACTGAAACTGTCCCTACGGCCTCGACAGTGCTGATGACTTTTGCACTGACGCTAGAAGTCGATGTAATGTCTGCTGAAGCAGGAGACTTATGACCTATTGCAGCAGTAACGCTGGAACTACTCGTTACGTCAGTTGAAACCCGTACCCGCTCAGTAATATCACCATCTATAGTCGAAGACGTTGTGATAGTGCCAGATGCACTTACTGGCTCAGTAATTCTCGCTGCAACACTAGAGGAGCTTGCAATTTCACCAGATACTCTGATGCCCTCATCTACGATTGCAGAGACTGTCGAAGTGACTGCTATCGTGCCAGAGATTTCAGACGCACGTTTCCGCTGATATACTGTGCTTGTGACAGTGTTTGTTGATGCCTCAACATCTGCCACCCTGACCCGCAACGCATCCAGTGATGAGGATGCAGCAATTGTCCCAACAACATCTGCAACCTTAACAATTCTGGCAGAAACAGAACCCGACGAAGTGATACTACCAGCCGCTGGTATGCCTTCATCATTGATAGCAGACACAGAGCTTGCGGTAGAAATACTTGCCGTTGCATCGACGGTGCGGATACTCCCAACAGACAAGTTGCTAGAAGATGATATTGATCCGGATGCTTCGACTGTGCGAATGCGGATGTAATCAGGGCTAGTTGTGGAAGTTACTGTCGCAGCAGCTTCACCGAGATTGATCTTCTGCGCATCCACCGAAGTGGTAATACTTACATCGCCAAGAGGTACAAGGATATTTGCTTTCTGAGCATCGACAGAACTGGTTGTCGTTATTGTTCCAGTGGCGGCTGCATCAATCGCAGCAATTCGACCGTTTACTGACGCTGTGACATCTGAAGATTCAGTAATAGACCCTTCAACAGCCAGCCTTCCAGAAACTGATCCTGTGACCGCCTCAGATTGTGTGATACTGCCACTAGCAGATTTTACAGCGGGGATAGTCGATTGTGTGACCGCATTGGAGCTTGTGATAGCTCCCTCAACAGCAAGCCTACCAGAAACTGATCCTGTAACTTCGGGGGTTTCGGTAATGTCTCCATCAACCGCAAGTCTACCAGAAGTCGATACTGTAACCGCTATGGTTTCTGTGATGTCACCAGTAGTAGTTCCACGGGCAGTTGCAGAAGATGTTGCAGTTATTGATCCCGTTGCAGAAACTTCACGAATTAGGGTAGCAGCAAATGAGCTTGTAGAAGTTACTGTGGCAGCGGCATCGACAGTTGCTACTCTAATAGCATCTATTGAGGTGGTGGCTGCTACAGAAGCGCTGGCTGCCCCTAACCGTAATTTTTCACCAACGACACTTGAAGTGGATGCTACAGAACCAGACGCTTCAGCTACATTTATCTTCTGCGCATCGACGCTAGTTGTTGCTGCAATTGAAGCGGCTGCATCAACTCCTCTGATCCGTACATAATCAAGTGCGGGAGTGACCGCTATTGTGCCAGATGCATCGTTATTACGGATGCGAATGCCGACATTAGCCGTAACAGTGTTCGAGGACGCTATGCCCGTGATTGTCCTGATGCGGATATAATCAACGGAGCTTGTGCTTGATACAGAAGCCAGAGCATCAGCAGTTTGGATCTTTTGATAATCTACGGAAGAGGTGCTTGCGATAGAAGCTGTTGCCGCCCCTTCTTTTAATCGATCTGCGTCAGTCGAAGTGGTACTAGAAATTGTACCAGTAGCAGCGGCTGTAACGACCTTAATAGCGTCGATTGAGGCGCTGGAGGTAATTGTACCAGTTACGGAGCTATCAGTGGCGACCTCAGCATCTATGCTGGTTGTAGAAGCAATTGAAGCAGAACCATTCGCTACTCTCACTCTCACCGCATCGAGGCTTGTGGTGGAAGCTATAGACGCAGCACCTTCTGCAACTCTGACCTTTAACGCATCGATGCTGGTTGTAGAGGAAGCTGATGCAGCAGCTTCAGCAGGTAGAACTTTAGCAGCATCGACTGTATTCGTAGCAGCCACGGACGCACTTGCAGCGCCTTCCACGATGATTTCAGCCACAACAGCATTCGTAGACGTGATATTCGTAGAAGCGGATGCCTCCACAAAATTAGCGTCGAGCGCCCCTAAAGGAGCGGATGCTAATGGGTGAAATCCTAACATAAGTTAGCCTTTAACCTTCAACAAAAACGTAAACAGAACCTGCATTGCTGGCAGTAGTGTCTTCCTCATTAGCGCCTACTATCGCCGTACTTCCATCGCCAGACATAGATACGGCAACGCCAAATTTATCATTACTTCCCGCATTACTTGCGAGTAGTTGATCTTGCTCAGTCCAAGTGGTCCCTGATCTCGTAAAGACATAAGCAGCGCCAGAGTCATTTGGAACAGTGTCTTCGTAAGCTGCTCCTACTATTGCCGTATCTCCATCACTAGAGATACCTACAGATATCCCAAAATAATCAAATGCTGCCCCATCACTTGCCGTTAGTTTAGCTTCTTGGGACCAAGTTGTGCCTGATCTAGTGAAGATGTAAGCAGCGCCAGCGCCATCTGCGGCCTCATCTTCCAAATAAGCACCTGATATTATATTATCCCCATCTCCAGAAACACGCACATACTTTCCGAAGAAATCAGATCCTTGCGCATCGCTTGCTTGTATTTTTGCCTCTTGAGACCATGTTGAGCCTGATCTAGTGAAAATATAAACCGAACCAGCATTCGATGCTGTAGTATCTTCGTTGGGCGCACCTACTACTGCCGTGTTTCCATCGTTAGAGATAGACACATCTTCTCCAAATTTATCACTTGCTTGGTCATCACTTGCCACTATTTTAGCTTCTTGGGACCAAGTTGTGCCTGATCGAGTGAAAATATACGCAGATCCAGCATCCCCGCCACCAGTATCTTCGTTGGGCGCACCCACTATTGCCGTGTTTCCGTCACTATCTATGGAGACAGCATATCCGAAATAATCACTAGCCCCTGCATTAGAGGCAATTATTTTAGCTTCTTGGGTCCACGTTGTGCCTGATCTGGAGAAGATATACGCAGCGCCAGCATCTGTGCCACCAGCGTCTTCCAAACGTGCTCCTACTATTGCGTAGGTGCCATCAGCGGAAATATCTACACTCCAACCAAAGTAATCACTCCCTGCTCTATCAGTGGCGTATATTTTTTGCTCCTCAGACCAAGTTGTGCCTGATCTAGTGAAGATGTAAGCAGCGCCAGATGCTGACCCTCCAACGTCTTCCAAATAAGCCCCTACTATGATTCTGTTTCCATCACTGGAGCTAGATACAGAATATCCAAAATAATCAGTGGCCGCTGCATCAGAAGCCTGTAACTGAGCCTGTTGTGAAGCGTTTGCCCAACTTAAAAATGCTATGCTAAAGCTATGACTCACATTGGACACATTTGTCCCGTCAGACACATCAAAACGAATTGTTACAGTCCCGCCCGTTGCAGATGCTGGAGTTAAGGTGAAGACATTACTGCTTTGGTTTGTTACAGGGAAGCTGGGGGAGCTAATTACGTTAGTCGCCGTGCCGCTTGTAACAGTAGCAGAGTAACTGAGAGTTTCTAGGTCAGCATCAGATGCGTTGATTGTAATAACCGTATTGCTTCCCGCCGTAAGCGTGAAAGTACCATCAGCGGTGAGGTTGTTAGCCCCAGCGCCGCCTGTATTCTCAGAGAAGCTATCAATAGTGGGCGCTACGTTTGTAATACTGGCAAGCAAGTAGAACCCAGAGGTTTGCTTCACATACAGCCTATTATTATCCGTTTCGTAGTGAAGCGTCCCTTCATCGGCACTTGCGGCATCGGTTAACATCGCCGCCTGATTTGCATGAACAGTTACGCCGCTTCCAGAGCTATCTGCAAACTGAACTCCACCAGAGCCTGTGCTTTGAAGAACCTGACCGCTTGTGCCATCATCTAGGGCGGCGGCTAGGGCGCTGAGATTGGAATTATTGCTCATAGCTTAACCTTTGACAAAAATGTACCCAGCGTCAGCATTATAAGCACCTATAATTGCTGAATCGCCATCGCTGATAGAAACGCTAGCCCCAAAAAATTTACCAATCGCTGCATCACTGGCGTATACTTTTGACTCTTGAGACCACGTTGTTCCCGACCTACTATAGAAATACGCTGCACCACCATTGCTATAACCTGATCCAGCGTCAAGACGAGCGCCAGCAAGAAACAGATCCCCATCACTATTGATAGACACATCAAATCCAAAATTATTAGCGGTTGAATCAGGGTTTGCTATGACCTGTTGCTGAGACCATGTTGAACCTGATCTTGTGAAAATATATACCTGAACAGCATAAGAGCCTACGATAGCGTAGTTACCATCTTCATTAAGATCCAAAGACCTCCCAAACTGATCACTCTGCTGCGCATTACTAGCTGTTAACTTAGCTTGCTGAGACCATGTTGAGCCAGAACGGGTGAAGACATAAGCAGCGCCTTGATCAGTGTAGGTACTATCATCAAGGTGCGCCCCTACAAGTAGCGTATTTCCATCGCCAGAAAGAGCGACATCAAATCCAAAATTATCATTAGCCGCTTTATCACTAGCTGTTAACTTAGCTTGCTGGGACCATGATGTGCCAGAACGGGTGAAGATATATACAGCCCCAGCATCTGTGTAGGTAGCATCTATATATGGAGACGCTACTGCTACTGTATTCCCATCATCAGATATAGCGACCTTGTACCCAAGTTGATCACTAGCCGCTAGATCATTAGGCTTCAATTTTGCTTGCTGAGACCATGATGTTCCTGATCTGACGAAAACATAAGCTGCGCCTGAGTCTGAATAGGTCGTGTCTTCTGCGCTAGCGCCAATTATTGCTGTATCGCCATCACTATCTAAAGCGACATTCTCCCCAAAAAAGTTGTAAGTTGCTGCATCACTAGCTGTTAACTTAGCTTGCTGAGACCATGATGTCCCTGACCTGACATAAACATAAGCTGCACCAGCATATTGTGAGGGGGAGTCATGCAAACGAGCGCCTACAATAGCATAATTTCCATCAGTGGAGATATAACTAGACCATCCAGCATAATCACCCGCTGCTGTATCAGAACCCACCAATTTAGCTTGTTGCGAAGCCCCAGACCAACTTGCAAAGTTCAAAGTAAAGGTTGTTGAATTATCAACAGAAGTATTGACACCATCTGTTACTGAAAAGGTCACTGCAAAAGTTCCACCACTTGGGGCAGTTGTTGAGGAACTGGGCGTAAGTGTGAATACGTTAGAGGACTGAGAAATTGTGGCTAGGACAGTGCTTGTATCGGTGCTTGTCGTGATGTTTACCGAACCACCCCCATCAGTAAGCGAAGCTGAGAAAGCTGTACTTGTACCTGCTGCTGCCGACCACGTTAGATCATCTGCTTCTGGATCAGGGTCAACCGATCCCGTAACA